TTGCTTACCGACACAAAATTAAGAAAAGCTCTTGGCAAAAAGAGAGACCAGATCGAGGTCATATCGGACGCCCATGGTCTGAATGTCCGGTTGTCTACTTCCGGCAGTATAACATTCTTTTACCGCTACAGATGGAACGGGAAAGCCGCTCAGCTAACGATTGGCGATTATCCCACCACCTCCTTATCTCAAGCTCGCGAACGTAGACAGCAGTTCAGGGCCTGGTTGACAGAAGGACTCGATCCGAGACGGCAAACAGTTCTGGAGAAACAGAAAAAAGTCGAAGCGCTCACCGTTAAAGAGGCTTTCGATTACTGGGAAAAGTATTACTGCATCCCCGAAGGTCTTGTGAAAATCAAGGTTAACCGACGGGACTTCAATAACCATATAGCGCCTGTGCTGGGGAACATGATTGTTGATCAGACCACTAAAGCGCACTGGCTTAACCTTTTTGATGGCATGGGGCGAAGAGTTGTCACTGGTCAGATGCTTGGGCTGATGCAGCGTACGTTCCGTTTTTGCTCCAATCGAGGGGTAATTAATGTGAACCCAATTGAGAGCCTTAGGCGCTCTGACGTAGGTCTCACAGCATCCGTAAAAGATCGCAGATTGAGTGATGAGGAAATCAAAACAGTTTGGAATATCCTTCCTGAATTGAAGTACAGACAACAGCTGATAATGAAGTTTCTCATCATGACTGGCTGCCGGAGTACGGAGATCAGGACAGCAAGATGGGAGTGGTTCGATTTCCATGAGCAAACGTGGACCATTCCGGCAAGCGATTATAAAACCGGGAAATCGGTCAGAAGGGCACTTCCCGAGGCAGTAGTAAGAATGATGTTAGCAGAGAAGGAAACGTCAGTTTCAAAACACGTTGTGACACTGTCACGCTACAGAGGGCCAGAAGATGACAGACCGCCACTACAACCAAACGTCGCTCTGTTTTCTGCTCAGATTATAGCTAAAACAGGCATGAAGCCCTGGTCTCTCCATGACCTCAGGCGAACAGTGGCGACACGCCTTTCTGAATTAGGTGCGCCGCCACATGTTGTGGAAAAACTGCTAGGCCATCATATGGCAGGTGTCATGGCACGTTATAACCTGCATGATTATCTGGATGATCAGCGTCACTGGCTTGCTGTTTGGCAGGATCACCTTGAGAAGCTGGTTGGTCAGCCTCTAGTTTGATCCCCACGTTATCTTCCCAGGCCAACAAGTCTGAAAGTCTCCACCTTTTAGGGCTGCCATTTATTTTAGGCTGCGGGAATGGCTGAGCAAAGTAAGAGGGCATCCGGGATGGGGTGCTCCAGAAATAAAGTGTGCTGCGCGATATTTTGTATCTGGACAGAACGTCATCGGTTATCAAAATTTCATCTGATTTATGAGATGTATTAGTCATAGAAACCCCTTAGTTACATTGTCCAGGCAGATGGTGTAGCCGGCGCGCGCAGCTCATGGCTGTGGCCACATAGCTACTTTTTCTGTTAACAACTTCTACAGTGATCTTTGAGCCTTGAACCACCACCGTATAAGTTCTTTTCGTTTTCTGTCGCCCGTAGGCTCCATAAAGCTCAACGTGTTTTGCCAGTGCCGCATCGCACGCCTGGCGGCCCAGCGGTGATTGTTTGCTTCGGTTAATCAGTCGCATATTCACCTCACACAAAGACATCAACCGGATCGCCAGCTGCGCGCGCGTTGTCGTTCGCTTCACGGCGGAGGCCGAGAACATAGCCAACGGGATCCCAACTGGACAGAATTGCATTGAGCTCTTTATGGCTGTGCCAGGTTGTCAGGCGTTTTTTAAGCTCGCTGGCGCAGGCGCACACGTTCGCCCGGGTGGGGCCGGCCATCTTCATGCATAAGCACAAAGTCAGAAGCAGATCCGAATATTCGTCGGCGGCTGCACGCAATGCTGCCGGGTCTATGCTGGCTTCCAGCTCAGGTAATCGATGTTTAAGACTCATGCTGTCAGCTCCTCAATTCGTTTGAACTTAATAACCCAAACCCATGGATTGGAATTCCATGATTCGTCGCCGTAGATTGATTTCCAAAGGGTTACGAATGAGCCGCGGGCGCTCAGTTGATGTTGAGTCCAGCCTGGCTGATAGTGCTTCCAGAAGCCCCCTCGTAGCTTCGCCACACCTTCTGCCTGAGCATCATGCTCGTTGATAGCGTTTAGCCGCTCAACCCGCACGTCGGTGATTTCCAGCAGAATGCGGCTGGCCCAGCGTGGCATGTGCAGCGAAGGAGTCCATTTCTCAGGCGTTGCCGGCTTATTGCAGACAGCTACGGGTACACGGTGGGGGTAATGCTGCCAACTTACTGATTTAGTGTATGATGGTGATTTTAAGGTGCTTGCGTGGCTTCCATTTCCATCAGATGTCCTTCCTGCTCCGCTACTGAAGGCGTGGTGCGTAACGGCAAAAGCACTGCCGGACATCAGCGCTATCTCTGCTCTCATTGCCGTAAAACATGGCAACTACAGTTCACTTACACCGCCTCTCAGCCCGGTACGCACCAGAAAATCATTGATATGGCCATGAATGGCGTCGGATGTCGCGCCAGTGCACGCATTATGGGCGTTGGCCTCAACACGGTTTTACGTCACTTAAAAAACTCAGGCCGCAGTCGGTAACCTCGCGCATACAACCGGGCAGTGATGTGATTGTCTGCGCTGAAATGGACGAACAGTGGGGCTACGTCGGTGCTAAATCACGTCAGCGCTGGCTGTTTTACGCGTATGACAGGATACGGAGGACGGTTGTGGCGCACGTCTTCGGTGAACGCACTCTGGCCACACTGGAGCGTCTTCTGAGCCTGCTGTCGGCCTTTGAGGTCGTGGTATGGATGACGGATGGCTGGCCGCTGTATGAATCACGCCTGAAGGGAAAGCTGCACGTTATCAGCAAGCGTTACACTCAGCGCATTGAGCGACATAACCTGAATCTGAGACAACATCTGGCAAGGCTGGGACGGAAGTCACTGTCGTTCTCAAAATCGGTGGAGCTGCATGACAAGGTCATCGGGCATTATCTGAACATAAAACACTATCAGTAAGTTGGAGTCATTACCGGTTTTTCAAGGAATAATGCCACCCCCAATGGTAGATAATCAATAATTTGATGTGGATATGATTTTTTTTGGAAAACCGAAATTCATTAATGATAAATAATCCCCTCCACAGCAGAGGGGATTTTTCTTATGTCATAGTGGAACATTGCAGCCAAATCGAAAGATGAGCAGGACAATGTCAACGTCGACCTCGCAGCTTCCGGCGTCGCCTACAAAGAACGGCTGAACATGCCGGTGATAGCGGAGCAGGTGGCCAGAGAGCAGCCAGAGCACCTCAGGGACTACTTCATGGAGCGCGTGCGCTACTATCGCGAGCAAAGCGTCCAGCTCCCCCGCGCATCCGATCCGCGCTATCTGGAAATGGCTGAGCAGAACGCCAAGAAATAGCGATTTTATCGTATATGCTCATTTTGCTTTTATCCCTGTGACGGGCGATAATTACCTTGTCAGTCTGGACAACTGACAACTTTACCCCGGCGCCAAGTGGGGACACATGGCGCAAACACTGCAATTTGAGAAGAGTTATCAAAACGTACTGATTCCCGCAGAGCCGGGAACCAGCGAATACCTGCAACTTATCCCAGTAGGGCAACTGCTTTGCGGTGAGTTCCGCAAGCCCCGGAATTACGCATTCCACAAGAAGTTCTTCAAGCTTCTGACCCTCGGGTATCACTACTGGACGCCTTCCGGTGGACTCATTGAGCCCGCGGAGCGCACCCTCATATCCGGGTTTATCGACTTCCTTTCATCCGACTTCGAACAGCGCGCTGCGCTCCAGAACGCCGCGGAGATGTATCTCTCCTCGATCGGTATCTCCCGTTCCCGCGATATGGCGCTGCTGAAACACTTCGAATCATTCCGCGAGTGGGCAACCATCCAGGCTGGCTTTTATGACGAATACCAGATGCCTGACGGTAGCCGTCGTCGTGTCGCAAAGTCGATCTCCTTCGCCAGCATGGACGACAGCCAGTTTAACGGCGTCTACAAATCAGTGCTGAATGTGCTCTGGAACTACATTCTGCGTCGCAAATTCCACTCGCCGGCTGAGGCTGAAAACGCCGCCAGTCAGCTGCTGAGCTTTGCGGGGTGATGTTGATGAAATACTCATGGTTTCAGCATCCCGAATGCACTGCGGAGCAGGCAGAACAGTTGGTGTCCAGATATCAGGCGCGTGGCATCGTCACCGAGAAAAGCCTTAACCCGGATTATCTGAGCTGGACGGTCAGCGCCAGGCTGCCGGTTTGTGCTCGACCGGAGTATACGCCGCGATCACTTCGTCAACGGATTTGGGGGTAAGCATGGCTAATCTTCGCAAAGCGGCGCGCGGCCGCGAATGTCAGGTTCGTATCCCGGGCGTCTGCAACGGTAACCCTGAAACCACGGTATTGGCCCATATCCGCATTGCTGGATTGTGCGGGACCGGGATTAAGCCGCCTGATCTGATCGCCGCTATCGCCTGTTCATCCTGTCACGATGAAATAGACCGCCGCACGCGCCTGGTAGATGCGGAGTATGCGAAGGAGTGCGCGCTGGAGGGAATGGCCAGAAAGCAGGTTATCTGGATGAAAGAGGGGCTGATAAAAGCATGAACCAATATCGAATTTCATTACCCTGGCCACCAAGCAACAACCGCTACTACCGGCATAACCGGGGGCGCACACACATCAGCGCGGAAGGGCAGGCATACCGCGACAGTGTCGCCAGAATCATCAAAGACTTGATGCTTGATATCGGCCTTTCCACGCCACTGAGAATCCGTATTGAGTGCCACATGCCGGATCGCCGGCGCCGTGACCTGGACAACCTGCAAAAAGCTGCATTCGACGCCCTGACGAAATCGGGTTTCTGGCTCGATGACCAGCAGGTTGACTACTACAGCGTGAAGAGAATGCCTGTCGTCAAAGGTGGGCGGCTTGAGCTAACCATTACCGAAATGGAGGCCGCATGAGCCGTGACGTTATCGAACGCATCCGCGACCGCTGGCAAAAGCTTCGCCTCCTGCGTAGCCGAGGCACCGTGCTGGTTGACTACAAAATATTACGCAATTTCGTCCGTATCTATAAGCGCCTGGGAGAAGAAGCATGACAGCTCAATACTTGGAATTTGTTCGCCAGCAGCTGATAGTGGCCACCGCCGATCTGAGCGGTGCGACGAAAGGGCAGTTGATTGCCTTTGCAGAGAACGCACAATTCACCGCTACGGCGCGCAGCCGGGGAAGGAAGAAGGTTTATAGCGAAGTAAAGCAAAAAATGGTTAACCCGGATGGGCCGCCGATGAGCGGCAGCCAGTCCCGCGCTAAGGGTTCATCAATCGCTCTCGTTCTGCCCGTTGAATATTCGACGGCAAGTTGGCGACGGGCTCTGCTGTCGCTGGAAGACCACCAGAAAGCGTGGCTGCTGTGGAACTACAGCGATAATATCCGCTGGGAACACCAGGAGACGATCACCCGGTGGGCATGGGGGCAATTCAACGAAAAGCTGGCCGGCGTGCGCATTGCAAAGAAAACAGTCGATCGCCTGCGCCAACTTATCTGGCTGGCCGCGCAGGATGTCAAAGCCGAGCTGGCAGGGCGGGAGGCGTATGAATATCAGGCGCTGGCGGAGCTGGTTGGTGTAGCAAAGTCCACATGGACAGAAACCTACCTCCCTCATTGGCTGGCGCTGCGCAGCAGTTTTGTGAAGCTTGATAGCGACGCTCTCATATCGGTAACGCGATCACGTTCACAACAAAAGGCGACAAATTTAGATGTAAGTCTTGCAAAACCGAACTGAAAGGCATATATTTCATGTAAATCTGATATCGTCGCCATAGCTTCGATTGTCGACACAAAGAATTCAAGCCCGAGGTTAACGCCTTGGGCTTTTTGCTTTCCGGCGACACGACAGGGGTATTCGCGAGATGCATTGCATCAGTACCCCTGTCACATCGTCGTAGAGCATGTGTAAGTTCACACAGATATTGCAATTGCCTCAGAACACTAAAGGAGGGATTGCCAGATGTTGATGCAGCATATCGGTGTCGGCTATTTTGGGTATTACCGAGCAACTGCTTATGCGATGAAACACTCTCTTATGCCCGAGATTGCGAAGTTAAGAATGAAGGCTCTGAACTTCTGGGATAAGCACGGGATCCGTGCCGCAGCTGATGCTTTTGACGTATCAACGCGAACACTCTACTGGTGGCGCCGGTTACTGCGCACCGGTGGTCCAGAAGCACTAATTCCAAGAAGCAAAGCCCCTCTGGTTCGCCGTTCAAGGCACTGGCATCCTGATGTACTCAAGGAGATCAGGCGTCTGAGAACTGAGTTACCCAATCTCGGCAAAGAGCAGATTTTTGTCAGGCTGAAACCATGGTGTGAAGCGCGGCATTTTACCTGTCCCAGCACGTCAACCATTGGAAGAATCATTGCTGGTGCTCACGATAAAATGCGGATGATCCCCGTACGCCTCAGCGCCAGGGGCAAAGCCCGGTTGATAAAAAAACGCTCAGTGAAGCCCAGAAGACCAAAACAATACCGCCCGGTAAAAACAGGCGAACTCATAGGGATGGACGCGATTGAACTCAGGATGGGGGACCTACGCCGCTATATCATTACCATGATCGACGAGCACAGCGACTATGCGCTGGCCCTGGCGGTCCCTTCACTCAACAGCGATATTACCAGCCATTTCTTCAGCAAGGCCACAAAGCTCTTTCCTGTCGCTATCAGACAAGTTGTCACTGACAACGGTAAGGAGTTCCTCGGTAACTTTGATAAAACGCTACAGGAAGCCTCGATTAAACACATCTGGACCTATCCGTACACACCGAAAATGAATGCGACCTGTGAGCGATTTAACCGGACACTTAGAGAACAATTTATTGAATTCAATGAATTGTTGCTTTTTGAGGACCTGAATTTGTTTAATCAAAGAATGGCTGAATATCTGGTGCTGTATAACAGCAAAAGGCCACATAAATCACTCGAACTGATGACGCCAGTGGACTATATTTTACGTGAGAGTAAAAATTGCAATATGTGGTGGACCCATACAGAGCATTGAAACGAGTTTCATCAGATGTTAAATTTTTGGTGTGGTGAATCCCCCTATGCGGAGGGGCATTGCCAGTCTGATATGTTTTTTTGCGCATTGCGAGTCGTCTGTGGACTGGCGGCGACTTACCGGGAGGCACCCGGCACCACACCTAATAAAAAATGATGATAGCTGTAAGGCCCACTTCGGTGGGCTTTTTCTTTGGGCAAAAAAAAGCCCGCATGGTTTCATGCAGGCAAGGCAGTTACATTTAGATTTTGTCCCGGTATATGTTTTTTGTCCGGAAGTCGAAAGATACTGTCTCGAATACATTTTGTAAATAACGGATTCAAATCACAAGGCCATGCATTTGCATGGCTTTTTTATTATCAGGTCCCGCGGAAATCATCACCGACATGCTTCGTTGTTAAATCCAGCCTGACGGGCCTGACCTTCTCACACACAGCTTCCCGATCTTTCATCGGAGGCGGTAACTATGGCTAAGCGTATGCAAGACAAAGAGAGCATTGCCGGGATGTCCTGGCTGGTTCTGCTGATCATTGCTTGCTGGGGTGGACTTGTCCGCTACCTGATAGATGTGAAGCAGAGCAAGGCAACATGGAGCTTGATCAATGCTCTTGCCCAAATGGTGGTTTCAGGGTTTACCGGCGTTATTGCTGGCCTGGTGAGCATTGAAAGCGGACTGAGCATTTACATGATTCTGGCAACCGCGGGGATAAGCGGCGCGATGGGCTCCGTAGCGCTCACGTATTTCTGGGAACGAATCACCGGAGTGAAAGCACAATGACAGCAGACCAGATTATCGAGGGGATCCTCGGCAAGGAGGATGGTTATGTCGATCATCCGTCGGATAAAGGCGGGCCGACCCGCTGGGGCATCACGCAGACCACCGCCCGTGCACATGGCTACACCGGTGATATGCGGAACCTGCCCAGGGAAACAGCAAAGCAAATCCTGCTGAGCGATTACTGGACCGGCCCCCGGTTTGACCAGGTGGCAGCTCTATCTACGTTACTGGCAGATGAGCTTTGCGACACTGGCGTGAACATGGGGCCATCTGTAGCCAGTAAGTTTTTCCAGCGCTGGCTGACCGCAATGAATATGCGCGGAAAGCTGTATCCCGATCTGATTCCGGATGGCGCCATTGGTCCCCGAACCATCACCGCGCTTAAGGGATACCTTTCCGCCCGCGGGAAAGAGGGTGAACAGGTTCTGGTGCGTGCGCTGAACTGCAGCCAGGGTGCCAGATACCTCGAACTGGCGGAGGGCCGCGAAGCCAACGAGGATTTTCTCTACGGCTGGGTTAAGGAGCGTGTCCTGTGAAGATGATCATTTTCGCTTTGCTTGTGCTGGTGGCTGTGCTCGTTCTGTTACTTCTGCGCAAATATACCCGGCTGGAGTTCGTAGGGCATGCCAGCTTGCTGCTGAAAACGTGGTCTGTAAAGCTGGGAGCTATCGGCGCGCTGGTTGGTGTATGGGCGCAGTCGTTCCCGGATGCTGCGCTGCACGCCTGGGCGGTGCTGCCGCCGGATATCAAAAACATCCTGCCGCCAAACATCGTTGCGTTGATTAGCCCTGCGCTGGTGGTGCTGGCCGTACTATCGCAATACGTACGCCAGCCAGCATTGAAAGAAAAGGCCGGTAATGCTGTCAACCTGTTGATGACTATTTTAATCTGTAGTCATTCAATCCTTGTAACATCAGGATGATCCTGGTGTCAGTGAAAATACGAAATCAACACGTTGGTATCATTACCACTCCTTCGAAGATAATAGCTAACACTGACAATACTGGAGCTAGTGATAGGCTGGCTGATGTCAATGTAAAGTTAATCGCTGGAATTGCAATTACTGTCTTTGCGGTGATTATCGTAGCAATAATGTTTTACCGCCAATGAAGTAAAGACCCGACAGTTTCAAAAAGTTCCAACCTCGCTTTGGCGGGGTTTTTTATTGCCCGGAGAAAAGCACGTGACAGAACAAACCTCCCGCCTGGCCATTATTATTGACAGCTCTGGGGCAGAAAAGCAGGCTGACAATCTCGCAACTGCACTTGTAAAAATGACGCAGGCAGGTGAACGTGCTGCCACCAGTGCAGGGAAAGTGACAAAGGCCACTGATGAAGAAAAACAGTCCCTTTCTGAACTTTTAGATCGTATCGACCCGGTAAACGCCGCGCTGAACAAACTGGATAAACAGCAGCAGGATCTTGCGAAATTCAAATCCAAGGGGATGGTAGATACCGATACATTCGATCTTTATTCAAAGAAAATCGAGGAAACACGAAACAGGCTAACAGGATTTCGCGACGACCTTGGTAAAACCGGCCAATCCGCCGCCCAGACTGCCTATGCCATGCGCATGATCCCGGCGCAGATGACCGACATTATTGTCGGCTTATCTACAGGTCAGTCACCGTTTATGGTGCTTATGCAGCAGGGCGGGCAGTTAAAAGATATGTTTGGTGGTATTGGTCCGGCAATTAAGGGTGTGGGCACCTATGTTATGGGGTTGGTTAACCCTTTAACTCTTGCAGCTGCGGCGGTCGGATTTCTTGGTCTGGCCTATTACAAAGGCACTCAGGAGCAGGACGAATTTTATAAGTCTCTCGTTCTCACTGGTAATCTGGTAGGCAAAACTTCCGGTCAACTGGCAGATATGGCGGCCCGTGTATCGGTCGCAGCTAACTCCACAACCGGTGCAGCAGCTTCAACGCTGAATCAGTTGGTGTTATCCGGTAAAGTAGCTGGCGACTCATTGGAGCGCGTGACAACCGCCATTGTTAAGACCAGCGAGGCGACGGGCATTGCTACCGATAAGCTGGTTGGTGATTTCAACGACATTACTGCTGACCCGGTTGCGGCCATTACCAAACTTAACGACCAGTACCACTTTCTGACACTGGCAACCTACAACCAGATTAAAGCGCTACAGGATGAAGGTAATCAGCAGGATGCTGCACGGGTGGCTACTGATGCTTACGCCAATGCCATGCAGCAGCGTGCGAATGATATTCATCAGAATCTTGGTCTTCTTGAAAGTGCATGGGACTCGCTGGGTAAAACGGCCAAAGGCGCCTGGGATGCGATGCTCAATATTGGGCGTGAACAAACACTAACGGATAAACTTGCCACCTTAAACGAAAATATTGCTGAAGCCCAAAAAGGGCAAAAAGATGGTGGGTTCTGGAACAGTTTTAGCGCGAGGTTTACCAACCTCCCGGAGATGATAAAACAGAGAGATTTGCTCGAATCAGTTGCCAATCTTCAGGGGGATGTAACCAAAGGACAGGCGAAGGCTAAGGAAGCCGAACAGCAAAGAATTAAAACGCAGCAGGAAGCAGATCGCGTTAACCAGCAATATCTGAGCAATGCGGATAAGCGCAATAAAGCTATTAAGCAGCAAAGCGAATTCCTGAAGGCTGGTGCAATTACTGCAGAGCAATATGCAAAAAATGTTTCTCGCATTAACGAGATGTACAAAGATCCGAAACCACCCAAGACGCCAAAGGGTAAAGCATATACCGAGGACGCAGCAACCAGGTTGCTTGATCAAATAAACCAGCAGACAGCTGCCTTGCAGTCACAACTGGATGCCAGTGACAAGCTTAACAGCGCAACCCAGGCACGTGTTAAGTTCGAACAGCAAATTACTGACCTCAAGTCTAAAACGCAGCTCACCGCTGACCAGAAATCGATCCTTTCCCGTTCAGATGAAATCCTCCAGGCGTATAAGCAGCAGGAGGCACTGCAAAACTCCGTAAAAACCCTGGATGATTACCGGAAAATGCAGGAACAGGTAAAGACGAAGGATGAGCGGACCAACGATCTGCTTAAAACCCGTCTTGAACTTCTGGAGAAGGCCAAAGCAACCGGGCAACTAAAGCCCGGTGAATATGAAAAAACACGGGCAGATATTTATCAAAATACCGATATGCAACTGCCCGCGACGGTTCGTAATGTTGTAGGAAACCTGACACCCACAGGAGGGCGACTCTCTGGAACTTTTGAGGGGATGCAGGGGCAAATCAACGAATATGACCAGGCTCAGCAAGAGCTCCAGCGCTGGCTGGCAGCTCAGGAGGAAGCTTATGCGAAGGCCGGTGAAATAACTGCCGAGGGTGAGGCCAGAATGACCTCTATTCGTCAACGTGCGGCGGATGCAAATCAGGTCATAGAGGCTCAGAAAAACACCATCATATCTGCGGCCACGCAGTCCTTGTTTGACAGTACCGCCGACATCATGCGAACGGGGTTTGGTGAGCAATCGGCAATCTACAAGGTTGCTTTTGCTGCGAGCAAGGCATTCGCTATCGCGGACTCAATGGTGAAAATCCAGCAGGCTATAGCAAGCGGTGCAGTTAGCGCGCCTTATCCGGCCAACATCATCGCTATGGCCTCAATCGCTGCGCAGACCGCCAGTATCGTCTCAAATATCCAGGCTGTTTCAGGAGTTGGCTTCGCCTCCGGCGGTTACACCGGCCCCGGTGGTAAGTATCAGCCCGCGGGTATTGTTCACAAAGGTGAGTACGTCTTCGACCAGGCGTCAACGAACCGGATCGGCGTGTCTCAGCTTGAGGCACTTCGAAATGGCCAACCGCTTGATGCAACTCTGGGGCGTACAGGGTTTGGTACTGGTGTTCAGAACGTTAACAGCGATAACCGTAGGCAAACAACTGTACACGCGCCGATTAATCAGGAGTTTCATCTCCAGGGTATTACTCCGGAGCAGTTGAGCGCTACACTCAATCAGAATAATCGACAGCTTTCCAGGCAGTTAAAAGGTGAGCTCACAAAGGAGGTTACCATGCCACAAGGGGCTTTTGGCAACGCTCTAAAAGGAAACTATACACGACACGGTCCTAGGTAAGCTAAACTGCATTAGCTGAGACTTGATTAGGTAGGTAAGTCTAACAATCTGAGTAGGTGCAAGAAAACACAAGGATCTTATTAATGGAAGCGTTGTTAACATTTACATTTAAAGACTTTATAGCTTTTATGATTCCTCTTTTTATTGGCGGGCTTATCTTCAATAGGAGACGTAAACGTAAGGAGGTCCGAGTGAAGTTTTCATTTCTTTGGCTTGTTTTGATAGTTGGTGGAATTCTTGAAATATGTGATGAGATTTACACAACTTATTCCTATAGGCATAATCACTTATATAATAATGATACGCTTACAACCGTGTTTAACTATGATTTTGCAAAAATTGTTTTTTGTGGGGTTTTGATCTTTGTTTCTATTGCGCTTCTTCTTCAGGAGTTGCTTTTAAACAAGCAGTCACATTGACGTATATTTCCTGTCGGCACATCGCCCTTTTTTATTTTGATGTGGGGCTGTGCCGAAACAATGTAAGCTCACATTAAAGTCAATAAAATTAATATATTGATAATGCTGTTTTTTCTGATTTCTTTTAGCTCTTAAGATGAGTTGATAAATATATCGCCTTGTGTGTTTGTGTCGATTTAATAAGATTTTTATCTTCGTTAATCTGAACCAAAAAATCAGAGATTTCTTCGATTCCATCGTGCTTTATTCTGAAATGAATATCCTCCTGAGGTTAATGGTGAAATTTTATTCGAGATACTTTACCGGGAGACTGCATGACTGATATCAACTACCCACATGACAGCCTCCCTATGCCATTACAGGAAGGATACGGATTCCAGCCTGTAAGCCCGTTAAAACGTACCCAGTTAATCACCGGCCGCGCGCGGCAAAGGCGAGCTTATACGTCCACGCCGACGCAGGCCAGCATCACCTGGTTTATGGAAACCGATGCGCAGGGACTGGCGTTTGAGTCCTGGTTCCGTGATGCGTTATCTGACGGGGCTGCATGGTTCATGATGAAGCTGCAGACGCCGGCAGGCATTAAGTTTTACAAATGCCGCTTCACAGATATTTATCAGGGACCGGTGCTGGTGGCCCCGATTTACTGGAAGTACACGGCGACGCTTGAATTATGGGAACGCCCCCTTGCTCCTGCCCCATGGGGTAATTACCCGGAATGGATCGTCGGCAGCTCACTGCTGGATATTGCGCTGAATAAGGAGTGGCCCAAGGCTTGATTAAAACCGTTTCTCCTTCATAATCACTTGTGTCGATTTGTGGGAAAGTCCTTCATGCCGCTCCGTAGCCGGAGCGTGAAATAAAGCGCGGAATAGCGATCCTGCCGGTGAGGGTACACCCACATTCGACACCAATTTTTAAGGTCATCTTCGGGTGGCCTTTTTTATTGGGTAAAAATCATGACAATACTCAACCGCCTCTACGCCAGCAGCGGGCCGGAGGTGATCATTGAGACGCTGCAGATCACCATTGGTTCTGACGTCCATTATCTGTGCCAGGGCTACGAGGGTATTACGGCAACGACGGAGAACGGCGATACCGTAACGTTTACCGCCTGTGCGATAGACATTGCTCTGCCGGCGCGCAATGCGGACGGCACGCAGGACCTCAAATTTGCCCTGTGCAATATCGATGGTGTTGTGTCCACGGCGATCCGCTATGCGCTGGCTAACCGTCTGTCTGCATTGCTGACGTACCGGCGTTATATCTCCACGGATTTAGCGGCCCCTGCGGAAGTGCCGTATACGCTGAAAATCAAGTCTGGTTACTGGACGGCGACAGAGGCGCAGATTACCGCGGGTTATATGAATATCCTTGATACAGCCTGGCCACGTTACCGCTACACGCTACCTGTATTCCCCGGACTGCGATATATCAGCTAAGGAATCCCAATGTTTAACCCTGATAAATACCGTTCAGTCACCTGGCTGAAGGGCGGGCGCGTATACCCGCAGCTCGACTGCTTCGGCATTGTGAACGAGATACGCCGCGACCTGAATTTACCCGTCTGGCCCGATTTTGCAGGGGTCACCAAAGACGACGGCGGCCTCGACCGGGAAGCGCGCCGGATGATGCTTACCCTTGAGCGCTGCGAACCCTGCGAAGGGGCCGGGGTGGCCTGTTATTCCGGGTCGACTGTCACCCACGTAGGGATCGTGGTCAGTATCGATGGTCTGCTGCATGTGGCGGAATGCAATCCGGGAACGAACGTCACCTTTCTGCCGTTGCCGCGGTTTAAGCGGCGATTTGTCAAAGTGGAGTTCTGGCAATGACCATTCGTTTTTACCCGTCCCGGCTTCCCGGTGAACCACTCGAAACGCATGAGCATGGTGTAACCAGTATTCGCAAGTGGCTGGTGGCAAATGTTGAAGGCTACGAGGATCGGGATGTCCCACCGCTGACCGTTGAGGTTGAGGGGCTATTAATTCCGCCAGGCGAGTGGGCTAAGTGTGTGATTCGCCCTGATAGTGATGTCAGGCTTTATCCGGTTCCCTTCGGGCTGGAGGCCGCCACAATCGCGTGGATCGGCGTCGGTATCTCCGTTGCCGCTGCAGCCTATTCGTACTTTATGATGAGCAACATCGATACGGGCGGCTATACCTCATCCACAGGGCGGAGTCTCGACCTGAACCCGGCAAAGGCGAATACCGCAAAACTCGGTGATGCCATTCGTGAGGTATTTGGCCGGGTGCGTATCTACCCTGATTATGTGGTGCAGCCGGTTACCCGGTTTGATGCCGCCGATCCTACGAAAATGCGCGTCCAGATGCTGCTGTGTCTCGGTGTCGGTGATCTGATTTATACCAATGGCGATATCAGGGTTGGCAGTACGCCAGCTTCAACGCTACCGGGATTCAGCAGCACCCATTACCCGCCAGGCGCGGACGTTTCCGGTGATGAGCGCAGCGAAAACTGGGTCAACTCCACCGAAGTTGGCGGGACGTCATCCGGCACCGGGCTGGATATGGCCCAGACGTCGCCGGACGCAGACGACATTATCGCAGACAGCATGACCGTCTCCGGATCGAGCGTGACGTTTACGGGGCTGGATACGGATGATGATGACGATAATGACGAGAACGATAACGCACTGCCGCCCAGCTGGGTCGCTGGCGCCGTGGTCGAACTTAAAGCCCCGGCGAACTACCAGATCACCACGGCGGCTGGATACAGCGTTATCGCAAGCCCGCTGCTGACGGAGATCGCGCCGGTAGTAGGTATGCCGGTGACGCTGGGGTTTAACTCTGTCGATTACGATCTGTTTATCGCGTCATATACCCCCGGTCAGGCTGCAGTGCCCGGCACCGGGGGGAGTGCGGCAAAAGTCCAGGCCAGTGCGGCCCCGACCACCTACGATTTTTCGACCAGCTCCAGCACGTTCACGATCACCTGGAAGGGGGTTACCTACCCGGTGTCGCTGGTTGCTAACTACGTCTCGATGTCGGGACTGCTGGCGGCCATCACCGAGGGACTCACTGGCTCCGGCCTGGTTGCGCAGGACAACGGCGGAACTGTACTGATAACCGAGTCGGCCAGTCCGTTCGCGGGTGGGGCGATCACGTCCTCTTCACTGCCTGCAGCTGTTTTCGGTGATGCCCCGGTTTACACCTCCGGCACGGCATCAACCGGCGGCAGCCCGGCGGTAACGGCGAATGTGACACTCGCCTATAACTCTGCCACGGGAACGGCCTTTTCCGGCATGCCGGAGGGGGTGCAACGGCTTTCACTTGCTCACCGCGGGAATGAGTACCGGATTGTGTCAGCTGACGGCACGACGGCGACGGTGGCGCGCCTGGTTTCCGGTGCCGTTGATGAGTCATGGCCGGGATTCACCGCCAGGACGATGATCGACTATGAGGCCACTGGTCTTAACGACACGCTGAGCTGGCTGGGGCCGTTCCTGGTTTGCCCTGAGAATGAAGTGGTGGATGCATTCGAGGTGAATTTCTCCTTCCCGAACGGCATCTGTGGCTTTGACAGTAAGGGCAAAAAACGGATCCGCCACGTGGAGTGGGAGATACAGTATCGCGTCTACGGTTCCGGATCGGGGTGGGTGAGTCACCAGGGCGAGTATGCGCTGAAAAACGTCAACGGGTTAGGTTTCACTGAGCGGATCACCCTCAGCTCTCCGGGGCTGGTAGAGGTTCGCTGCCGTCGGCGCAATGAGCAGGGCTCAAACAACGCGCGAGACAGTATGTACTGGCAGGCACTGCGCGGGCGACTGCTGACGCGCCCTTCATCCTATCCCGGCGTGTCGCTGATGGCGGTGACCGTTGAGACGGGCGGGAAGCTGGCGGCGCAGTCGGACCGCCGCGTAAACGTTGTGGCCACGCGGGCCTACGACTCAGGAACGGCCAGAACCATTTCGGGAGCGCTGCTGCATGTCGCGAACTCTCTTGGGCTGGAAATGGATGTCGACACCATCAACGCGCTGGAATCCGCGTACTGGACGCCACGGGGCGAAAATTTCGATTTCGCCACGGGCGACAGTATCTCGGCGCTGGAAATGCTGCAGAAGATAGCCAATGCCGGGAAGTCACGTTTTCTGCTGAGTGATGGCCTGGCGACGGTCAACCGCGAGGGGATTAAGCCATGGACCGGTGTGATCACTCCGCATGAGATGGTGGAGGAGCTGCAGAGCGGATTTACCGTGCCCTCAGATGATGATTTTGATGGTGTCGACGTGACGTACATCAACGGGACTACCTGGGCAGAGGAGACCGTTAAATGCCGGACGCCGGACAATCCCACGCCGGTGAAAATCGAGAACTACAAACTTGACGGGGTACTTACTCAGGACCACGCCTATCAGATCGGCATGCGTCGCCTGATGAAATACCTGCTGCAGCGGGTGACGTTCCAGACCACTACCGAGCTGGACGCGCTGTGCTACAACACGGGCGATCGCATTGTGCTCACGGATGATATTCCGGGTAACAACACGATTTCCTGTCTGGTGGAGGCGATGACAACGGCTGGTGGCGTGACAACGTTCACCGTTACGGAGCCGCTGGACTGGTCTTTCGAAAACCCCCGAGCGCTGATCCGCTATCAGGATGGCTCTGCATCCGGGCTGATGGTGGCGAGCAGGGTGGGTGATTTTCAGCTGTCAGTCCCGCACCTGAGCGAGTTTGATGACCCGACGAAGGTTGACCTGTCGTCGGCAACCATCGAGCCGATCCGCCTGGTGTTCTGCGGCTCAACGCGCCACGTCTACGACGCCATTGTAGAGGAGATCGCCCCGCAGTCTGACGGCACCTGTCAGGTCACCGCTAAAGAATACCTCGAATCGTTCTACCAGTACGACGACGCCACATACCCCGGCGACGCTGCTTAATACCAAAAAAATCCCTTTCAACTTTTCTTTCGCTCAAACCCTCGTTTGGGCGAACGCCTTTTTTGGAGCAAAAAACATGGCCTTTAACCCGGAGCTGGGGAGCACGTCTCCCGCTGTGTTGCTCGATAACGCCGAGCGCCTGGATAAGCTGGTCAATGGGTCTGCGCTGACTGAACCAGACCGCGCAGGCGTTAATCTGGATACCTGGCGCGGAATGATGGCGAAAAACGATGAGGTCAGGCAGAACCTTATCCCGCTCAGCAAGCAATACCAGACACTGGCAGCGGCGCAGGCGGATATCGCGAATATCCCCGAGGGGAGCACCACGTATTACCGCAGCCCGGACGACATCGCCCTCGCGATTGAGGTCATGAACGTTGGCGGGACACTGCAACCTACCGGTCGAAAAATGCCATCACAGGAATATGTCGAATCTGTCGATGAATATGTGACAACCAGACTATTTAGCGAGGTGCTTCCAGGCATTCCCTTCCTTCTACAGGATGAGGAAAGCGGTGTCATTATGTTCGGCGAGGATAGTGGAGCAACTCACGTTCCAGGGTTATCACTGAAATACGGTTCCGATCTGGTGTATTCCGTCACACAAATACCCGGCGTAGCGCATGTTGAACTGGATGAAAATGGAAACGTTTTGCGTTGGGTTGACGACTCCGGTGAGACTCATGACGCCTCACCGGGTAGTGGTGCAGAACCTACACCCGTTGCGGTATCTTCCCCGGTTATTTCTCCCCAGGTCTATGAAAATGCCCTGGTGAGTGAGATTGGCTATAACCAGTGGATCAATAACGTCGCTGTGAAGTTCGGGCGGGATTATTTTTTCAGTGGCGTTCGGCTGGGGACGACCGGGCCTGAGCGAATCCTGGGAAACCTGGCTATCTGCCGCCGACAGGGTGAGCGTGGAAAATTTGGGTGCTATGAATTTGGCCCTCGCGCTGCTGTTCTGGGCGATACGGCATCAACGGACGACCATGATGCACCGTCGATTTTGCTCGATACGCGCGCCGGTGCTGAAGTTCCCATACAGATTTTTCAGTCTGATCACTCAGGGGCGAATGTCTGGCTTCGGAAGTGGTCATCGCAGACGTTAGATCCTGCGAATATTTCCGGGCCAGAGGTTGTATCTGACACGTCAAATATGACCTATGCCCAGTCCTACAGAAACCCATTTAATCAGAATGAGATTCTGGTATTTGCCCGTCGGGGATCTACGAATTCGGCGCGCTGGGTCGCACATCACTCAACAGACAACGGCAGGACATGGCAATCCAATGCATTTATCGGCGGTTCCGATTTGTATATGACCACTTGCCAGAGTGTGGACGGGAACGCCATTCATCTCGCGATCCAACAGCATCCACGTTCGACCGACACGCGCGTGTTATATATGAAAATCAAATGGAGTGATAAATCCCTCATCAATTATAGTGGAATCACAGCGCTGCCTGATATTATGACTTATGGATATATTGACCCCTTCTTAAATGGCATCCCTGATGTAGTCTTTGAAGCCTCTTTACCAACCAACACAAAACGGTTGTTTGAAGTCAAGGATGATGGAGTGTCGATATTATTTCTTATCGCTGAATTCAATGCATCCAACTATTCTTATCGACGAATGAAAATGTCACAGTTTTCGGGAGGGACACCTGTAATACATGATATAGGCGACTGCGGTTCTCCAATGAATAATGATGATGCGACGTTTTATGTGCCAGGCGGCACTATCATTTCTGCAACTGATGTTCTCGTTTGTAACTGGGTGAAAATTCCCGCCCTTGGTCAGTTAACCCGATATGTCTATGACGGTTCTGCCTGGAATGGGACCCTGCTGGACGAGGTTAAAGATGGCCGGAAAATCTGTAGGCCGCTGGTTTTCCGAGAATACTATCAGGACAATGGCATCCTGAAATACCATGATACAAATACTGTCGTCTACTTGCGAGGGACATATAACGCCTATCGTGATTTCGATTTAGATGCTGTATTAATAAATATCTGAGGTTCACATGACATCAATTATTAAAATGCGCGGTGCTGTGTTGGCAACCCCTGTGCTAACACTGAATGATATTCCGTTCTCACGCCAGAAATGTATTAACTGGCTGGGAGCTGACAGCGTGACAATTTCAGAGTATGGGGTTGAGTCAATCAATGATTACCAGAATGGTCAGGTTTATCCATCCATTGATACAGCAGCCAGAACACGTGTTTGTAAGCAGGATACAGAAAACGGAATTAATGTGCTGACCTTCAGCCCGGAAAACTTTCCGGTGAACACCATTAATGCCTACCGGGTTCTTAACCCTCAACAGTTTAATGCAAAAGACGCACTGTCTTTCGCAATGCTTATCAAAGCCGAAGCCAGCGATTACACGTCAGGATACAGGGCTATTTTTCATATCGGTATGAATAATAATGCAGGCTCTAACGTACCAATGATCCGCCTGCAATTCACCAGTGATACTGCGTTCGGAATTGTGGCGCGGCACTCCTCGCCTGAAGAGACGGCAGAACAGATAGGTATCAATGGGCTTAATACAGGATACAATGTATTATTCGTTGAACTCGATTATGTTAACAGGCGTATCAGGACCAAACTTAATGACGCGCCGGTAGTAACACGAACAGCATTCCCGGGATCCAGCGGGCAAAATGTTGTATCTGCGTCAGCTGTAGTTGGTTTGGCTGGATACCTTTCGGCATCAGGACAGGCGGGAAGAACAACGATGTTCTCGGGCAAGGTGAGGGAAATGAGTATTTTTTCTGGTCCTCTGTCAGATGCGGAAATTACATCTGTTACTGACTGGTTACAGAGTAAAAAGGTTTTACTGAATAATTAAAAATACTCCCCGGTTTCAACCGGGGATGTATTGTTAATTTACTTTCCAGCTGAGAAGGTAGCCAGTGCTGCCATTGAGAGCTCTTTGTGCCTCAATGTTTTCATTTACCCACCGGGAGATCATGTCGTCACGTTCATACGGATTTAAGCTCTCCCAGTTATCCGACTGTCTGTAAAATACTACGGTTACGGAAGAAACAGTGTCGATTTTAACAGTAATCCGCGTCATACCGTCTGTCCCCTGCCTGTCATGATATTGATGCCGAGTGCAATGGCGGTCGCGATATCCCCCGCAGTAAATTCATTACCCCAGGCGCCGAAGAATCCAATATCTCCCTTCAGCATTGACGAACCAGCGGCACTGGCTCCCAGCATGAGGGGGCTACCCGCCACGTTTGCAAGGTAACCTGCCGGGCTGGCGGCGATTGCAGTCCCATCTGACAACGTTAATTTGTGATTGCGGTTAGGAGAAATGACACCGCATGCCACATACCACTTATTGACGATAATACTCATCCCTGACTGATAATAAATGCCCTGACTTCCGTCAGGCCATCCTACCCGCAGCTCAAGCCGCTGCCCGGTCGGGTTGAATGTAATGGCAAAACCATGACCTGATCCGGGCGTCAAATCCCGGCAATCGAGCACATACTGAAATACATCAACTGCGCTCAAACGAAAGGCCGTCAGGAAGGAAAGCCCTGTCAGTCCTGGCTCTTTAAACGTGGTCTGACTGCCAGCGGTTCCGGGGAATTCGAGCCCGTATTGTTTCAGTTTCTGCACACCCTGCTGCACAGAAAAACCATGACGCGAATTATCCACCGGGGTCAGTAAATCAAATGCAACTTTCGGATTTGCTATTGCTGACAGAGGCGAAGATACAGGCTCAAAATGCTGTTTCGCCCAGTCAGTAATAATTCCGTCTGCATTTAATAAAATTCGTGTTCCGTTACCCATTTATTATTCCTCAATAAAAGCTTTTGCAGGAAGGTTTGGTGCTTTAGCACTTTCTCCGATCATTTCGTTTCCTGAACCACGCAATGTGCCTGGATAGGTTGCGCCACTGGCCGGGTTCAGCCATGAACAGCCCGTCACCAGCGTTTTATCTGCAGCGAAATAGGTCACACCCGACGCATCAGGGATCAGCTCAATATCAGCACTGGTGACCCGGCAGCGGTTGCCATTGCCGTTGGTGTAGACCCGCGCCAGCTTGCCGCCATGAATATCGACAACAGCTTTTGCGCCAGGAGTATGGATAATTGCCGGGATGCAATTATCCAGGGTAATCCGCGGTATCCAGCTGTAATCACTGTTCAGGTAATCAGTGGTCCAGTTTGCCGCGTCTCCCGGAATATCGACGGTCTGGGCTGCGGCCAGCTCGATGGACGGATTGTTGATAACGCTGTGCAGGTTGCGCAGTGTGATCCGGGCGTTCGTCCCGTCGCTGCCCTTTTTGTTGCGTGAGCCCACAGTGTTCTGATACAGGTCGGCAGGCAATTTGATGCCGCACATGACAGCGTTCTGTATTGGCTGGACGTTAATAGCCGTCATTCCATCAACGGTGATATTGTCGGGTAGCAGCGTTTTACGTCCGGTTACCGCGTAGTCGGTAAACTGAGAACGTAAGGCCGTAACAGCGCAGAACTCAAAATTGTCATTCGGTCTTCCGGTCTGGATGCCGGCGAGATCAAACACTATATTGCGGATGGTGATGGTAGGCGGTAGTTTGCTGTCGATGCCCTGATCAAGAGAGTTGGCCGAATCGATAATTCTGACAAGGTCAAATGACCGGGTCGTGTTGTACCATGCTGGTAGCCCTCTGTCCCACATCACCGTGACACCATCAATATTGAGAATGCCATCGCAGTCACTGGCATAGTCCTGCCTCATGCCGATGGCGTAGTTAAGGAAATACTCCACTGCATCGCCACTGGTGCGGGTGATATACAGACGAAGTTTCTCTATCGACCACTCATTACCTCCCTGCAGGTTAATTTGCCTGCCTTTCACAGTCAGATCTTTGAAGAAAACATCGTACCCGAAGCTGTGGAAATCAACGCGGTTAAACGTATTTCTGTTGCCGTATAAACCCTTTATTCCGTGATGCCCCTGAAATCCCCAGCCATGCAGTCCGTAATAGTTATCGATATGCACGTTGCAGGTATCTCGAATGCAGATGACATATGAGCCGTTCTCCGCCGGGTGACAGGTGGTTTCTCCGTATTCGCAAAAGACGTCAAAGACTTCGCGAGCAGAAATAACCACGCGGCTTTCGAGACTTGTTGAAGCTGTTTGCCACGACGTATGCACCAGATTTTTAATGCGCACCATCGGCCTGGAAACTTCGATATTCAGGAATCGACGACTGTCGCCCAGCTCAATAAAATGCGGGCATTCAAATTCCAGAAAATCATCTTCTTTCGGGATAATCGCAGCGTAGCCAATTGAGCCGGTCGGAATATCTTTCACAATCCGTTCCGTCAGCGCGCCATTTCTACCAATACGGGAGAAATCGCGGTATAAAACCCGGTCACGAGGGTTATCCCTGTTTCCGTTTCGGTAAATCTCCACTTCATTAGAAAGCGCATAGAACATCCCGCCGTAATAAGGATACAGTTTCGGATACGGCAAATAGTTAGAGCCTTTTTTCAGGTACTGAGAGTAACTGGTGTTGAACGTAGCCAGCTCAGCAGGAGTGAGTTCAATACGTTCTTTCCCCTTGATATTGAACAT